CTACTGCTATCAGTATTGCACCAAGCCAGATCAATGCAGCGATACCCAATAGTTCCTTGGCGAATTCTAGTATTACGGTCAATGGTACTAGCATTTCTTTGGGTGGCAGCGGATCGATTACTGCCTCGGCTCCCTATGCCCTTACTATTGGTACTGGACTATCTGGCAGCTCATATAACGGCTCCAGCGCAGTAACTATCGCAAATACTGGTGTTCTTAGCTTTTCAGCAGGGACGACAGGGCTTACACCCAGCTCTGCAACAACAGGCGGTGTAACGCTAGGCGGCACACTCAACGTGGCTAACGGTGGCACAGGCGCTACTACGCTGACAGGCTATGTGTATGGCAACGGCACAGGGGCTATGACAGCCTCTACAACGATTCCAAACACGTCAATTACTGGCTTGGGTACTATGTCTACCCAAAATGCCAATGCTGTTGCTATTACAGGCGGCACGATCAATAACACATCAATTGGTGTAACGACACAAGCGGCAGCTTATTTCACTACGTTATCGGCTAATGCTGTTACTAGCACTACCCCTGCTTTGTCGTTTAATGCTTCTAACTGCATAGCGTCATTTGGTAGCACGACAGCCAACTCTTACAACCAGCTTGTTATTCAAAACAAAAGCACAAGCTCTGGCTCATCAACCAATTACGTTGTCTCTAACGATTTAGGCACAGATTCGACCTATTACGGCGAATTTGGCATGAATAGCTCAATCTATTCGTCTGGAACGCCTAGCGATTTTTACTCAATAAATAACGGCATTTATTTTTCAGGCCACGATGGTGACATTACGGTTGGCTCTGGAAACGGTTACAAACATTACTTTGCTTGGGGCAATACTGGTCAATCTGCTCACGTTATCAACGCTTCTGGTGCATTAGGGTTTTCCACTAACTTAGGGACTACGCCAGCGACAACAGGAACGACAGGTTATGGTACTTCTGGTCAAGCCTTGGTTACAGCAGGTTCTTCGGCAGCGCCAGCTTGGGGTGTTGTTGGGTTAAATGGTGGCGGCACAAACGCTAACTTAACCGCTGTTGCTGGCGGCATTGTTTATTCCGGTGCTTCTGCTCTGGCTATATCGGCAGCAGGGACAGCGGGGCAAGTGCTAACTTCAAATGGCACAGGCGCACCAACTTGGTCAAGCCCGACATCGGGTATCACAATTAGCGATGATACGACCACGGCAACGGCGCTCTATCCTTTGTTTTCAACAGCGACAAGCGGTGTTGTATCTACCGAATATACAAGCTCTACAAAACTGAAATACACGCCTTCTACTGGCACATTTGCAGCAACTGTTTTTAGTGGTTCTGGCGCTAGTTTGACCAACATTCCAAATGGCGCATTAACTAACTCAAGCATCACGGTTGGTTCAACGGCGATCAGTTTGGGTAGCTCTGCAACAACTATTGCGGGGCTAACTTCTGTTACGTCTACTACCTTTGTTGGCGCTTTAACTGGCAATGCAACCAATGTTACTGGTGTAGTTGCTCTTGCTAATGGTGGTTCTGGTCAAACTACTGCACAAACTGCAATGAATACATTTGCTGGTGCAGTAACATCTGCTTATTATTTGCGTGGTAATGGAACTAACGTTGTTATGTCAGCTATTCAAGCGGCTGACGTTCCAACATTGAACCAAAATACTACTGGAACTGCTGCAAACATCACAGCAACGTCAAATTCCACATTGACAACTTTGAGTGCTTTAAGTCTCCCAGGCTCTCAAGTTAGCGGCAACATATCTGGCAATGCTGCCAACGTAACAGGCACAGTAGCTATCGCTAACGGCGGCACAGGCCAAACAACGGCTTCTGCGGCCTTTAATGCGCTCTCTCCAATCACCACAGCCGGTGACTTGATCATTGGTAACGGCACAAACAGCGCAACTCGTTTGCCAATCGGTGCAAATGGTTACTATTTGACCTCTAACGGCACGACTGCATCATGGACTGCTGCTGTTTCGTCTGGCGTGACATCATTTAGTGCTGGCACAACTGGTTTTACACCGAACACAACAACAACTGGCGCAATTACGCTGGCTGGTACTTTAGCGATTACAAACGGTGGAACAGGTCAAACCACTGCTTCTGCTGGTTTTAACGCACTATCTCCAATCACCTCTACTGGTGACCTGATCATTGGTAATGGTACAAATAGCGCCACACGGTTGGGTATTGGCACTAGCGGATATGTATTAACTAGCAACGGCACAACAGCAACGTGGTCAGCAGGAGCATCTACAGGAAATCCTGTCGGGTCTACTTTATACACAAACAATAATCTTGGAGGATTTTAAATGGCCGCTAATACTAGCCCAATTTTTCCGGTAACACCTATCGTTGGTATTGCCACACTAACAAGCGCAACTGCAGTTACAAGTTATGCCAATATTACTGGTACAACAGGTTTAACACAGCTTACTGCAACTAGTACTAATGGTACGCGGATTGATACAATTAGTGTTTTAGGTAAAGGTTCTACTGTTGCTTCAAAAATAACTTTATGGTTATATAATGGGACTACATCCTATGTAATTGACGAAATTTTAATTACTGCGGTGACTTTTTCTAATACGGTTTATGAGTTTTCAGCGCAAAAATCTTATACAACTTTAGTAATCCCGCCTACTTATCAATTGTTTATTTCTCAAACAGTTTCAACTGATGTAAACGTGTTGGCATATGGTGGACAATATTAAATATGTTTCCAATTAGTTTTACTCCCCCTCCTTCATCTGCAAAGGTGACGGTATTTACACAATCTGGATACTTTCAGATTCCAATTGGCGCAAATTATTTAATGTTTGACGTTATTGGCGCTGGTGGTAACGGTGGTTCAGGGGGAATTACTGCAGCGGGTTGCGGTGGCGGAGGCGGGGCAAGAAACGTTCGTGTCGTTCCAGTAAGCGCAACTAATGATTTGTATACTGGTTTAAATGCAATTACTATTGGCAGTTCCTTATATGTAACTGTTGGCGCTGCACCTGGCGGTTCTTCTTCTGTAGCCATTATAAAAAATAATGAATATCTTATTACTGCTTACGGCGGCGGTGGCGGCGATCAAGTAAATAATACGTTAAGTGCTGGCGGCGGTGCTGGTGGTGGTTCTGCATCTAGTGGAGCTGGTTCAAATACTACAGTTCCTATATCCGGTGGAAATCCTATTTATGTTGGTGCTGTAGGTCAAACTACATCTGGAAATTCCCTTGGAACTTCTGGTGCTGGCGTTGGAGCTGTAGGCGTTCCAGGGTCAAATGCTGAATGGGGCGGCGCTAGTGGCGGTGGTGTGGCTACTTCTGGTGCTGGTAAATATGGCGGTGGTTCTATGTTTGGCAGTGGCGGTGGCGGCTCTGGTGGTAATGTTGCTGGTGGTACTGGTGGCGCTGGTGGCACTGGTGGAATACAAAACTATGCGGGAACTGGCGGCGGCGCTGGGGGAACTTCCGGAAATAACGGCGGTAATGGTCAAAATGGCTCAATCTTTGGCGCTGGTTCTGGTGGCGGCGGTGGTTATGGCAATGCTTCTGGTACTGGAACTAATGGCGGTAATGGCGGCATACCTGGCGGCGGCGGCGGCGGCGGTGGTTATGGATCATCTGCTGGTGGAACAGGCGGTGTTGGTGGGCGTGGCGAAGTAAGAATTTGGTGGTGGTAATGAAATACGCAGTCATTGAAAACGGTAAAGTTGTCAACATTGTTTTATCCGATTCACAAGATTTTGAGAATTGGGTTCTTGCTGATGAGACTACCAGAATAAACGGCACTTGGGATGGACAATCATTTGAGCCATTTGTTCCCGATGTTAGTGAAGTTGCTGAAAAAGTTAGATTCACTAGGGATAATTTACTAAAAAATTCTGATTGGACACAGATTGCCGATGCACCAGTAGATAAGGCGGCATGGGCAGCATACCGTCAAGCCTTGCGTGATTTGCCTAAAGAAGCTGGCTTTCCTTGGACAATCACATGGCCTACTGAGCCATAAGAATCATGATAATTACTTGGAAAATTTTAGAGCTTTTTGTCGAAAAAGACGTTATTACTCACGCCAAATACCATGTGAGGGCTACTGAGGATGATGTTGTTATAGAGACAGAAGGCAACTGGCAATTTGACAAGTTTAACGTGCAAACGCCTTATGCTGAAGTTACTGAGGATTTAGTGATTCAATGGATAAAAGATGGTGCTACTAAGTTTGGAAAAAATGTAATAGAATCACGGTTAGAGGAACAATTGGCGCTTCTAGAAAAGTCGAAATCTGTTGTGCCTCCGTGGAAGCCCCCCGTGTTTACCCTGGAGCTTAAACAATGGTAATGCCAATTGACATCATTTCTAGATCGCTGAAAGACATTGGCGCTTTGGAAGCTGGTGAAACGCCTACACCAGAAGCGGCGCAAGATGCGTTTGACCTTCTCAATGACATGATCGATCAATGGTCGAATGAGTCAATGATGGTGTATTACAAGAATGAAATCATCTTCCCGATTGTTCCAGGGCAGACACAATACACAATTGGCCCAACTGGTGAAATTGGCGCTGGTTTCACGGGCTACATAAGCGGCAACACATTGACTGTTGCTAATACCAACGTCAACAACTTTGCTGGTACAGGCTCAATCAATAGCTCAACGCTGACCATTACGTCTGTGTCAAGCGGTGCTTTGCAGGTTGGCAGCATCATTACTGGCGCTTCAATTCCTAGCGGCACATCTATTTTGTCGTTCGGTACAGGTAACGGCGGTGTAGGCACTTACACGATTTCTCAGTCGCTGTTTATCAACAACGAATCAATCACAGCTAACGCACCGATCATTACTTCTGGTGCTATTTCTAATGGGCAGTATCTGACCACGACATACGGCGTGAACATGAACCTGTCTCAAGGAACGCAGATTGTGGCCTTTAATACAGGCGCTGGCGGAAACATTAACGAAGCTGGGACGTACACCCTTAACAACTATGTTACAACGCCTAATCCTGCGTTTACTGGGTCTATTAGCGGCACTACCCTTACTGTTAGTGCTGTCTCTGCTGGTTATTTGGGTGTCGGTTGTGTGGTTAGCGGAACAGGTGTTACTTCTGGCACGAAAATTACTGCGGTTTTAACTGGTTCTGGCGGTGTTGGTATTTATACGGTATCGGCATCACAAACGGTTAGCAGCACATCAATGACGGGGACTGTTACGCCTTTCCCGATTACTGCTTACTATCAGCGGCCTTTGAGCATTTCTAGCTGCTTTGTGCGTATCAATACAAACAGCAACGGCATCCCTGTTCAAAACGGCGGCTTGGACTATCCAGTAGCTGTGTTGTCGCTGGAAGAATACGAAATGATCGGTCTGAAAACGCTAAATGGCCCTTGGCCCAAGGCGCTTTACTATCAGCCAACAGAGCTATTGGGTAACATTTTTGTGTGGCCTAACCCTTCTCAGGGTGAAATGCACTTGTTTACCGACAACATTTTTAGCCGTTACTCAAGCGTTAACGACACCATTCAGCTACCGCAAGGCTACACAAACGCTTTGCGCTGGAACTTGGCTTATTTCTTAATGCCTATGTACGGCAAAGCCTCGCCTGTGCAGATTTCGATGATTCAGAAAAACGCACAAGAAGCTAAAGCGACTGTTAAGCGCACCAACATGAAACCGCCTCAAGTTGCTCGATATGCTGATGCTTTGCTGGTTGGCCGCCAAAAGGATGCTGGCTGGATTCTGTCTGGAGGGTTCTTTAGATGAGTGACTTTGGCTTTGTTGGGCCAAGTTACGAAGCCCCATCTATTTATCAAGAGTCGCAAGAATGTATCAACTGGCGACCTGAGATTGACCCGCTTAAACAGGCGGGAAACCGTGGGGTTGTTGCTCTTTATCCGACACCAGGATTAACAACATTAGCAAATCTTAACGCTGCTGCTGTTCGTGGGATGCACACTATTTCTGGTGGGCAGCAACTGATTGTTGTTTGCGGCGCTTATGTTTATTCGCTAACAGCCAATTTAGTGCCTTCTGTTATTGGCATTTTGAGCACTTCAACAGGTCAAGTTCAGATCAGCGATAACGGCGTTAACGTTTACATTGTTGATGGTGCTAATCGTTATGTTTGGTACATTTCTAGCCCTTCTGGTGCTATCTTTACAGGCTCAATTAGCGGTACAACTTTAACCGTTACAAGTGTTAATACTGGAACAATTGCAATCAATCAAGCCTTAACAGGAATTGGGATTGCGTCTGAAACAGTCATTACTGCATTAGGCACAGGAACTGGTGGAACTGGTACATACACCATAAACACCTCTCAAACTGTTGCAGCGGAATTGATGACTTCTTCAACGGTTGGCGCTGTTATTACAGGGGCAATCTTTGGAACGACACTTTTTGTTCAATCGGTAACAAGTGGAACAATACACCTTGGTCAAACGATTCAAGGAACTGGCGTTACTGCAAATACGATTGTTACTGCATTTGGTAGCGGGTCTGGCGGTGTTGGCACTTACACCGTAAGCACATCACAAAATGCACCTGCCTTTAGCGTGTCTTTTATTGGGCAAATTTCTGGAACTTTGCTAACGCCAACTGTAATTAACAGCGGCACTCTTGCAGTAAACCAATACGTTTATGGCGCTGGTGTAACTCCTGGAACACAAATTACTTCAGCTAACACAGCTTTGATGGCAAGTTGCAGTATTAGCGCAGGTGTTTTAACTGTTGGCACTTTGAATTTTGGTTCAATTTCTGTTGGACAGGCTTTGTTTAACAGTAGTGACCCAAATTTTCCTTCTGGTATGATTATTACCGCTAACATTAGCGGAAGTGGCAGCGGCAGCACTTGGCGAATAAACAATACGACTTATTCAACTGCTGGAATAACAATAAATGCCGCAAGTTATGGTTTAAATAATTCCATGACAGTATCGTCTGAGCAGATGTATTCTTCTACATCGGCTGGTATCACAGACTATGCTTTAAATTTCAGCATATTACCTAGCACAGATGGTGCTTTTACTGGCGGTTCTTCTGTGGATATTGTTGATAACTATTTTGTTTACAACAATCCTGGAACACAGCAATGGGGCGCATCTGATCTGTTGTCGCCTATTTCTAGCTCAACTTCTTACGCTTTTAAAGACGCTGCACCAGATAAGCTAGTTGCTTTGATTGCTGACCATCGCGAAGTTTATTTGATGGGTGAAGTGTCCTCGGAAGTGTGGACAGACGTAGGTGCTATTCCTTTTCCTTTCCAGCGTATTCCAGGCACTTCTACTCAACACGGTATTGCAGCGCCTCAGTCGTTATATCGTTTAGGAAATTCGTTTGCTTATGTGTCTCGCAACAACCGTGGGCAAGCACAGATCATGCAAATGAATGGGTATATCCCAACTCGCATATCTACTCATGCTGTTGAGAATACGCTTATCAATCAAACAATTACTGATGCGATTGCGTTTACTTACCAGCTAGAGGGCCACGAAGTTTATGTCGTGACTTTCCCTAGCATTGGCGACTATGGTTTGACATGGGCCTATGATTCAACAACTCAAATGTGGCACAAATGGCTATATTGGGATGGCAACGAATACACACGGCATCGTGCAAATTGCTCTGCACTTTTTCAGGGCATGGTGCTTGTTGGCGACTATTCCAACGGTAAGATTTACGAACTGGATTCGACAAATTTCACAGATGACGGTCAAACTATACGCAGATTGCGTAGAACTCCGCATTTGACAACTGATTTGCAACGTCAATACTTTGATGAATTGCAGATTCAGTTTCAACCTGGAACGGGCTTGCCAACAGGTCAAGGTAACGACCCTCAAGCGATGTTACGTTGGTCTAATGATGGCGGCTCTACATGGTCAAGGGAGTATTGGGTAACGATTGGTAAAATTGGTCGTTACAAAAATCGTGCTATTTGGCGGCGTTTGGGATGGTCACGGGATAGGGTCTTTGAAGTTGCGTTTACTGACCCTGTTAACAGCGTGGTTGTATCTGCTAACTTAAAAGCATCGGTAGGGGAAAACTAATGGCTAACGGCTTATATTCTTCTCAGCAGCAGAATCCTTACCCACAGTCGGTTTTTTTGGATGGAACTACGCAAAGACCGACAAGAAGTTGGCAACAATTCTTCCTTAATTTGTTAAACTTCAGTAGTGCATCATCGGCAACTGCTGGCTCTGCAACCTTACCTAGTGCACCTGCTGGCTTTATGAATGTAACGGTAAACGGTCAGTCTTACAAAGTACCATATTACAACCCATGATAACTTTTCAAAAAGAGTCGATGTTTCCTTTTGTTTACGAAGCATTGGCCCTTTTTAAAGAGCATTACGATGAAATTGCAGAACGAACTGATGTTATAGAGCTTGACCCAGATTTAGACCGTTATAAAACGCTTGAAAACGCCAAGATTTTGGAAGTTCATACAGCGAGGGATGATGGAAAACTGGTTGGTTATAGTGTTTGGATGGTGGTAAACCACTTGCACTATAAAAAAAGCGTCACGGCTAGCTCAGACATTCTCTATATTCACCCTGATTACAGAAAGGGTTTGCTTGGATATAGGTTTTTAAAGTGGACGACTGAAGAAATTAAAAAACGGTCACCACAAAGAATCTTGTTCCACATGAAGCCTTTTCTTGATTACGGGCATTTGGTTGAGAGATTGGGTGGTCATTATTTTGAAAAGACTTATTCAATAGTTTTGGGGTAACTTATGGGCATTTCTGCTGTTATTGACGCTGTTGTTAGCGGTATTGGTGAATCCGCTGTCGCTGACGTGGCTGGTGGCGCTTTAGCTGACGTTGCTGGTGGAACGTTAGCTGATTCTGCGGCTGCTGGTTTTTTAGGTTCTGATGCCGCTTCTGCTGCTGCCGCTGATGCTTTAGCTTCTGGAGCTACTGACGCAGGGTTGGTTTCTGCTGGAGACTATGCGGCTGGTCAAGCTGCTACTGACGCTGCTCTTGCTAATGCAGGATTTGATACAAGTGCCGCTGCCGCAACTGCTGCCCCTGCTGCATCATCTTTTGGCGATATTGCTTCTGCCAATATACCTAGTCAAGCAAGTGTTGTTCAAAATTATGGTGTTGGTTCGTTTGTTGATCCTAGCACAGGAACTATTTACGCTTCCAATGGCGCTGTTTATGCTTCTGATGGAAGTTTAATCACATCTGCTCCTACAAGTTTGTCTGATATTGCCGCCGCTACTCCGGCTGATACAACAGCGGCAACACAAGGGACTTCATTAAATAGTATTGCTCAAGCTACGCCAGTAACAGATCAATCTATTGTCCAAGGTACTAATTTAAGTGATTTGGCTCAAACTGCCCAGACTGCTTCTACTGCATCACCTACGGCTGGTTTAACTGCATTGCCTGATGGAACATTTACTGATTCACTTGGCAATATATATGATGTAAATGGCGCACAAATTAGTTCTGCTGCCAACAATGCAGCCATAGCACCAATATCTGCCGCTGATTACGCTGCTGGACAAGCGGCAACAGATGCTGCTTTAGCTAACGCTGGAATTGACACAAGTGCTATTGGTGCTACTGGTGCTGGCACTACAACTTTAACTGATCTTGCTTCACTTAATGCCACAGCACCTATAACAGAAGGTCAATATGCTGCTGGTCAAGCCGCAACCAATGCAGCTTTGGCAAATGCTGGAATTGATACAACTACTGGACTAACTGGTCTTGAAGCTACTGGTGCTGCGGCGGCTAATCCAGCACAAGGAATTGTTGCTCCTTCTAATTTTGGGACAGCGGCTTATGCTGACCAAGCTGGTACAAGTTTGGCTGACATGGGTGGTGCTCAAGGACTTAGTTCGGCAGCAACTTCTCCAGGTCTTGCTGGTATGGGCGGCGCTCAAGGTATTACAGCGGCAACTGGCGCTGATTTAGGTGCTGCTAATTCATTTATCAATAACGCTGGATTGACTGCTGCTGGTTTGGGCGCTGCCGGATTAGGTGCTGCTGGTTTGGGAACAGTAGGCGCTACTGGTGTAACACCTGCTGGCTTGGCTACTTTGGGCGATACAGGCAGTTTATTAAATGCTGGAACTGCTGGTACTGTTGGTGCAGCAGGGGCTGGTTTGGGTGCTGGCGGTGTTCAAAGCGCACTTTCTGGTGCTGCTTCTGGTGGCGCTGCTGCTGGTGGTGGCTTGTTATCTGGTCTAAGTTCTGCTCTTGGTGGTACTGGCGGCGGTGTCCTTGGAACGGGTTTGACAGCAGGGCAAGTAGCTGCTTTGGGTAGCGGGGCTGCTGGCCTTGCTTCTGGCGTTATTAACAACCAAGCAATTAGTTCAGCTCAAGCTCAACAACAAGCCGCTGCTAATCAAGCACAAGGCGTTTTGAGTGGAATATATACAGGTCTGCAAGGTCAGTTAGCGCCTTATCAGCAAGCAGGTCAAGCTGGTTTGACGGGATTGCAAAACAATCTAAATTACTTCCAAAATCAGTTTAACAATCAAGACCTTAATGCTCAGTTAGCGCCTAACTATGACTTCATGTTGCAGCAGGGCCAAATGGCTAACCAACGTGCGGCTAATGTTGGCGGCGGTGCATTGTCTGGTAATACTTTGCAAGGTTTGCAACAATACACGCAAAACTATGCACAAAACGCTTACCAAAATGCGTTTAACAATTACCAGACACAGCGCAATAACATCTATAACAGCTTGGCAGGTATTGCTGGTTTAGGTACTTCTGCCAACCAACAAGCGGTTACTGCTGGCTCACAATACGGCAATGAAGCAACCAACTTGGCTACTGGTATTGCTGCTGCTAATGCTGGTGCTACGGTGGGTCAGGCGCAAAACACATCTAACACAATTAGCAACCTTGCTAATACCGCTACGCTGGCTACTTTGTTGGGTCAAACGGGTAAATAAGGATTAAAGATGGCTGATTTCTTTACAAATTACGCACAGCCTCAGCAACGTACATCGTTGGCTGACATGGTTAACACCGCTTCTGGAATTCAAAATTACCAACAAGCGCAGCAATTACAGCCTTTGCAATTACAAGAGGCTCAAGCAAAATTGCAATCAGCACAACAAGGCGCACAAAAAGGCGGTATTGAACTGTCTCAATTGCAACAAGCCAACAAAGAGCGTTTGGCGATGCAAGCGTTTATGGCTAATCCTGACAATTTTCAGACTAACGGCGAAGTAGATCAAGAAAAGATTAACAAAGCTATTCCTGGCCTTGCACCCATGACGGGAACAAAATACATTGAAGATTTGACCAAGTTGGCTAAGTCTCAAACTGAAGCTGCTTCTGCAAAAAACCAATTGACCACTCAAGAACGTGGCATCTTTGGTGCAACATTTTTAGAAAAAGCTAACAATAAAGTTACCGACCCAGAAGAATACAAAAAGTCACTTGACGATATTGCAGAGCAATACGACTCAAAACACGTTAAGCGCCTTGCTGAAACTTACAAAAATTCAATTGATTTAGTTAAGAATCCAGCAATGTTGCCTCAAATTGCGGGCAAGATTGGTGTTGGTATGTTGACTCCAACAGGCGCACAAGAAATTACTGCTCCTAAAATTCAAGTAACGCCTTCAGGTCAAACTGTTACTACGCAGAATATGCCAGGTCAAGCACCTACGGCTACCGTTGGTGTTGCTCAAGGTTTCCAACAACCTCAACAACCTCAAGGTGTGCAAGGCGCTCAAATGGGCGCAGCGTTTGACCATAACGCACCTACACCATTACCGCATCCAGTTCGCTCTGCTGGGCAGCCTTATATCCCTAATCCAACAGAAGCTGATGACACGGCTAAAGGCACTACATATCGTCAAGGTTTGTTAGGGGCGCAATCTAATTTGGTTACTGCCAAGCGCAACAATCAAGAAACGTTGCAAGCCGTTGATGAAATTGAAAAACAGTTGGGCAATTGGTCAACAGGTTGGACTGCTGATATTGCTCGTAAATATGGCAAGGTCGCTGGTACTGAGTTGGGTCAGAAATACACACAATTGTCTAAAGACATTGCTAATCAGCAGTTGTCGGCAATGAATGACAACCAGTTAAAAACTGATGCTGGCAAGCATTTGGCGGCTTTGGCTTCTGGTGATGAAACTTACCCCCCAAGTGTGTTGCGTAACATTGTTCGCCGCAATGATGCCCAATTGACGGGTACTGATATGCAAGCGACTGCGGCACAAAACTTTTACCGCAAGTATGGCGATAACAACATGGCTGCTTTCCAACAGAATTGGAACAAAAATTCAGACAGCCGATTGTTTGAAGCTGCAAGCATTGTCAACAGCATCCAAGACCCTGCAAAACAAAAAGCAGAGTTGGATAAGATCATGCCAAGCGACCCCGCACAGCGTAAAATCTTCCTTGAAAAATGGCGTAACCTTAAAAAGTTGACCTCAACAGGGGAACTCTGATGGATGCTCTTGAGCAGTATTTAAGTAGCGGGAATACTGAATCCCCCATTTCTGATGCTTTGCTTGATCGGCTAAAGCAGACAGAAAGCAGCGGCAATCCTAAAGCGGTCAACAAAACTAGCGGGGCAATGGGCGCTTATCAGTTCATGCCTGGAACAGTTGAAATGCTTGGCAAGCAGGGTATTAAGTTTGACCCAATGGATGAAAAGCAATCCCGTGAAGCTGCTCGTCAATACTTAACTCAGCTTTACAACCAAACTGGTAGCTTGGACAAAGCATTGGCTGCTTACGGTGGGTTTAAGACCGCTGACCCTACTAAATATGTTCAGTCTGTAAAAGGTTCTAGCGACCCATTAGAGGACTATTTAAGCGCACCAGTTACCAAAGCCGCTACAACAGAAGCAGCGCCCGCTGAATCTAAAAGCAATGTGCCTAAGATTATGCAAGATATGCTGGCAGAACGCCAAAAAGGTCAGCAGCAAGCTCTTGGATATGCCAAACAGTTTGGTCAAGGCGCTGCATCTTTGGCTGATACAACCATTGGCGGAATTATTCCTGGCGTGGCTGGCGCTGTTACTTATGCTGGTCAACGTGCTTTGCAACATACGCCAGAAGAAGCGGCAGCGGCGCAGCAACGCATTGAGCAGCAACTTGGTCAGCCGTTTGGTAAATTGTTTGGTGTGACGCAAACGCCAGGCTATCAACAAGAATCCAGCCGCAAGATTATGGATTTTGTTGGGCAAAACATTGGCAAAGGCGCTCAATGGATTTCTCAGCAAACTGGTTGGCCTGTTGGTGACGTTCAGAACATGATGGGTACTTTGGCGGCTCCAGCGGTTGAAGTTGTTGGCCCTGCTGGTCGTGCTGTTGGTCGTGGCTACCAAGCTATTGAACGCATGGCTGTGCCAGAAGCTGCCCGTATTGTTGACACAGTAACAAAGCCTAAAACTGGATTTGGCGCACAAAGCATTGGCGCTGCTCAATTGACACCAGAAGCCGAAATTAAAGCGGCAATAGCGCAAGCGTCACCAGAAACCCAAGCGGCTTTGCGTGGTGTTCCAACAAATGACATTAACCTAGAAGCGTTAAACCGTCACGTTGAAGCTGATTCGCTGCCTATTCCTGTGCGTTTGACTAAAGGCCAAGCCTCGCAAGATGTAAGTGTTTTATCAAATGAGATGAACACAAGGGGGAAGAACCCTGAGTTAGCGCAACGATACAACGAACAAAACGGTCAATTGATTGATAACATCAATGCAATTCGTGACCAAGTAGCGCCTGACGTTCATGCTACTCACCACATTGAAAATGCAGAAAACATTATCAATGCTTACAAAGATTTAGATACAGCTAGAAACACAGATATTAGCAACAAGTTCCAAGCATTGCGTGACGCTGCTGGTGGCGAATTGCCTGTTGATGCAAAAACTTTGCTTGATAACATTGATAAAAAGATGAAAAGCGAACTTTTGTCAACAGATGCACAGAAAGTTTCGCAATATCAAGAACTTAAAAAGCTGGCAGAAAACGGCACAATGTCTTTTGACAATTATCTTAATATGCGCCGAAACATGAGCAAAATATCAGCGCAAGATGCTGATGCCTCAGTTCGCACCGCAGCTAAGATGATGGTTCAAGAGTTGGATAAATTGCCTTTATCTAACGAAACTGCTGGTTTGAAACCTTTGGCTGATGTTGCCCGTAGCGCAGCCCGTGAACGCTTCCAATTGCTTGAAAAAGACCCTGCATATCAAGCTGCTGTTAACGATGTTGCACCTGATAAATTTGTTAACAAATACGTTATTAATGCTAATAAGCGTGATTTGGATGCAATGCTTCAACAGCTTGGCGCTGATTCAGAAGCGGGACAACACGTTAAAGCGGCAACAATCAATTATTTAAAAGAAAAAGCTGGAATCGTTAACGATAACGGTAATTTTTCGCAATCGGGTTTTAACAAAGCATTGATGCAGCTTGACCCTAAATTGCAGTATTTGGTTGGTGAAGCTACGCCACAGTTAAAAACATTGGGCAATGTTGCTCGATATACGCAAGCGCAACCTAGAGGCTCATTTGTCAATAACTCTAATACTTTGGTTGGCGCAATAGCGCAGAACCTTGCAAAATCTGTTGGTTTTGCTGCCGAAAAAGGCATAAACGCTGTTGTTCCTGGTGCTCAATTAGGCACAGCAATTATGGAAAGACGTGCTGCTAACGCTGCTAAACAAGCCACAAAAGAATCTTTGAAGCCTGGTGCTGGTACTCGGCTATCTGACATTGGTAAACCTAAGAAAGAAACTAAATGAGTTATCTATTAGCCCCTATCGGTAACGGAGCTCAGTTCTTTACCGTCAATGGATTGCCGCTAAACGGCGGTTATATCAATACTTATTTAGCTGGTACGACTACAGCCGCTGCGACTTACACCACATCGTCTGGCAGCACAGCTAACACAAACCCTATTGTTTTGGGAACAGATGGTCGGCCTCCACAAGAAATTTGGTTGGCCTCTGGCACTAACTATAAGTTTGTTTTGTCTGACAGCACAGGTTCTGTGATTCAAACATACGATAACTTGTATGGAATACCCACGACTTTGACCAGCAGCAATCAAGTTCCTAGCGGCTGTATTTTGATTTGGTCGGGTTCTATTGCGTCTATTCCTTCTGGCTACTATCTGTGCAACGGTCAAAACGGTACGCCTAACTTGCAAGATTCTTTTATTGTTGGCGCTGGTAATACATACGGGGTTGCAAACAATGGCGGGTTTACTTCTAGTGTTGCCAGCAACACAGGAACTAATAAACCTCTTTACTACGCACTAGCTTACATTCAAAAATCATGAGCGATATTGATCTAGTTAAGTATGGTCAGCTTTGGCAAAAAGTCGAAGATTTGACACAAAAGGTGGATAAGCTAGAGGATGGCATGGAGCAATTGCTGGAACTGGCTAACAAGTCAAAAGGCGGCTTTTGGGTTGGTATGTCCATTGTTTCGGCTATTAGCTCAGTCGTTGGCTATTTAACTCATAACTTCATGAGCATCAAATGATTGACCCAATCACAGCCCTAGCAGCAATACAGTCAGCAGTTAAGCTCGTCAAAAAAATGAGCCAGACGGTTGATGACGTTGGTTCGCTTGGCCCTGTGTTGGGTAAATACTTTGATGCCAAGTCTAACGCTATTCAAGCGGTCAAGGAAGCCAAGGATTCTGGCAAGGCTTCCAACATGGGTACAGCCATTCAGATTGAAATGGCGCTGGAGCAGTCTAAGCAGTTTGAATCTGAGTTGCAGATGCTATTCATGCAAGCTGGCAAGGTGGACGTTTGGAACAAGATAAAAGAACGTACAGCCCAGATGGACAAAGCCGATAAGTTTGCCGAGCAAGCTGCTAAAGACCGAGCCAAGGCCCAAAAGAAAGAGCAAGAAGAATTTATGCTGGCTGCTTTGATTGCGGTCTTAGTGGTTGTTCTTGGCTACGTTGGCTATCTGTTTGTTCAAGAATCTATTGATTATGCTAAAAAGAATAGCCATTCTGTGCATCATCGTTCTTAGTGGCTGCTCTGATAGGTATCGTTATACCTGCCAAGATTTTGACCACTTTCAAGACCCTGAATGTCAGCGCCCAAGGTGCTTGTTTACACAGACCTGCCCTGACTACTTAGTTGCCCCTGTTTTGGAGAAACAAGTTGAATCTACTCAGCAACAACCCAGAACACAAACTAACCGCTGAAGAAATCGAAGTTCGTATCTGGGCTATTGTGGTGCTTGCCATCACGGGCATTTTGTTCTTTATCGTTATTTGCTTGCTTTATTCGGTCACGTTTGTTGTCCAGCCTATCAAGGCTATGGCTCCAATCGATCAGGCTTACACCAAGATGCTGAACGACATTGTTTTGCTATTGGTAGGTGGTATTGGTGGGATTGTTGGTAAGCGGGTCGCTGGTGGGGTTGCAGGGACGCTTGCAGGGGTTAAACAGGCTACGAATACGCCAGCACCTTGCTATGGTCAGCCCATGATGCAAATGGGTATGCCGCAGCAGAGCCAAGCATTTGGTGCTATGCCCATGTTTGTGAATCCTGTGTTTGATGAAGAATGGAGAGCGCCTCCTCCCCCTACTACACAGCCAGATCACTTACACCCAGAGCGAGAAGAAATAGCGGCTGAACGTGCTGCTGCAAAGGATGCAGAATGACGTGGTTTCTTACATTCTTTAGCGACTTGTTTTACATCCTTGCTGTGCTGGCGCTGATTGCTGGCGTGGGTTTGTATGGTTTGAGCTACTTTGCTAAGTTGCTTCCTGTTATTGCTACCTACGCCCTTTTAATGCAGATTGGCGGGGTTGTTTTGGCCTTGGGTGGTGGGTATTACGTTGCTGACCATAAGGGCTATGAGCGCCGTGTGGCAGAGGATAAGGCCGAAATTGAGCGGTTAAATGCCGAAGCAAGAGCTAAAGAGGAAGAACTTGCTCAGACGCTAAAAGATAAGACAGCAGCACTTAGAAAGGCATCCAATGCTATTAAGCAAAAGCAAGTTAATATCGTTCAGCGCATTGATTCTGGCGAGTTGCGCTTCCCCTCCGCCTGTGGTGTTCAAACCAGTTCAGATGCCGGAACTGCCGGAGGAAATCCAAAAGATGGAGCCGAATCTGAGCGACAGGCTCTTAAAGATATTGCAGCCATTGCCGCAGACGGCGACCTCGCCATCACCCGCCTCAACGCCTGTATCGACCAATACCAAGCAGTAAAGGAAAAGGTCAATGTTAAACAGTAGTCAACTCGAAAAGCTAGGAATTAGCGCCGCTTGGGTTGATGGGCTGAACAAAACCTTTGAGCGTTTTAAGATTGATACACCTCGCCAGCAAGCCATGTTTATTGGTCAATGTGGCCATGAATGTGCCAACTTCAAAATCCTAGAAGAGAACCTAAACTACAAAGCGGCAACGCTGATGCGGTTGTGGCCCAAACGCTTCCCGACTCAAGAGATTGCTAACCAGTATGCAGGAAACCCCAAAAAAATTGCCAACATGGTATATGCGAACCGAATGGGGAACCGTGAGGAAACTTCTGGAGATGGGTATCGATTTAGGGGCAGAGGGTGTGTTCAGCTTACCGGACACGCAAATTATTATCACGCCGGACAAGCCCTCGGATTCGATTTCGTCATGCACCCAGAGCTAGTCGCAACCCCAGAATACGCCGCTTTGACTGCTGGCTGGTTCTGGGACACGCATAAGTTAAACGCACCTGCCGAGGCTTGGGACTTTGTTAAATGCACCAAGATTATCAATGGCGGGACTATTGGGTTAGAAGAACGCAGAAAACACGCTGAACACGCACTTGTTGTTTTTACTGCTTAATGGGAAAATTAAACTTTTAAAGGACTAATCATGGCTTACACAATTACTGGAAAAGGCAAAGAATCTCCCAAGGGTCACTATGTTGTGGAGAAAAGCCATCAGCACCCATTGGAACAAAAAGTAGCCCGTCTGGAGCAAAAGCTGGACAAGCATATGCACTTGCCAATGGAAAAAGCGCATCACCCTGGTAACGACCAGAGCCAAGCGCCTTTGCCTAATATGAGAAAATACTAAGCGTTTAACCGCTGAATCGTTACGTTTAGGGCATCTAGCTCATTCATTTTGCGGATGAGCCAAGCCCTTTTCTGCCCATGCCAGCCCATCATTGACCCACGGTGGCAGTCTGGGCATAGAGCGATGCAGGTGTATTGAAGCCCTTGCTCTATGTGGTGGGCTTCACTTGGCCCAGGCTGGTCACACACGCTGCACGACAATTCCTTTACTCTTGCTAAATAGGCTCGTTCCAGCTTGTTGAGTTTGTTGTTCATTGTTTAGGCTAATTCCCACTCACGTTCTTCACGGTTTGATTTTGATTTGACGGTTTTGCCTGTCAGCCTGACCAGCCCAAGTTGCATCATTTCTTTGAGCCTTCTAGCGACTTGATTGGGGTCAAGCATTGATCGGTCTGCTATACCATCTTTGCCTTGTGGCCCACTAAGCACCAGCACCGCTAGGATTTGGTCGTAGTGCTTTGCTTTGAAATCAACTTTGTTAGCAGCTAATTTGCTGGTAATTGGGTCATTGTTGCGGTACATCGTTAGTCCTTTTTGGGTGTGGGCAATCATCTGGAACATCAGCAACGCACCAGATAGCCGTGTATTGACCATTTGTTGGGCCTTCCCATCGGTCTATGTAGGCGTCTGGCATGGATTTAAGCGATTTGCGAATAACCTCTGGTAAAGCCTTGATATAAATAGCTATTGATTCTGCTGACAGCCCATCTTGTTGGGTTTTCATTAAGTCTCTGATGTTGTGGTGGTGTGGACGCATTAAGTTACCAAGGTGCTTCTTCAAAGTTATCGGGGTTAAATTTAGGCTCGCCAGGCTTGTCGGGCAGCGGTGTAAGAGGGAAAGGCCACATTAGTCATACATCCTGTCAATGATTGCTTCATGCGCTTCTTCACAAATCACAGATACCAGTTCTTCATAAATGGTTTCCATGTCGGAATCATTCAACAATTCATTGACGTTGACACCTTTGTAAAAGACATTGACAACTTCAACATCATCCCATGAGGGTTCATATTCAACCTCAATATCCGCATTTTTAAATCCGATTGTTTTCATACAAGTGCTACCGCTAAAAACCAAGCCAACAAACAAGCAATGACAATAGCCAATGCGTAATCTAAGAATGTTTCAAAATGGGAGTTCATCATTTGCCTTTGTTAATTGGGTTTGCGAGGAGCCATTTGTCACCAAGGTATCGAATAGAAGCGACCCAAGACCGAATGTTGTGTCGGACAATATGACGTTCGATATACGGTCGATCAAAGTGTTCTCGAACCCTTTTGAGTAAAG